GCACTGAAGTCAACAGGGACATGACACCGGCAAGGGCAGCGACCGAAGCAACCTGCCCCCACTCGACATCAAGGATTCCCACAGCACCCACACCAATAGTTGCAATCGCCACCTGCGCCACAGTTTTTACTGCGCGCTCAGCCGAAAAATTCCAGTACGTCTTCAACTTATCCATCCGTGTTCTCCACTCTCTTATCGTCATACGCCGCCCCAAAAATGTAGGACGTGAGAATCAAACTTATCAGGGCAACCCCACCGGTAATCAGGTCGCCTGCACCGAGCCGGTCTTGCCAGATAGCAACCACCGATGCGAGAATCATTCCGGCCCCGAGCGCGAAGGCCGCGAAAATGTATCTACGCCTAATCTTCCACTTAGGGTTGCTCATCGTGTCAGCACCGCAATCAACGGTGACACTACCGCGGCGAGGAAACCGAACGCACCGATAGCCTGCCACATCCGCATCTCAAGTTTACGAATTCGCAGCTCGTGGTCTTCAATCTTTAGCTCACTATCGGGCAGACTGTTCGCAATTTTCTCTAACAGTTTTCCTTGCCGTTGCACCTCAAGATAAATATCGCGCATGGAAACCCTTACAGCCAAAGCTTCTGTTTCGTCACTCATCGGATTGCGCCTTCGTTGATGGCTCGCTGTAACGCGCTAATGGTTAGACGACCCCATACCCCATCGGGTTTCACGTCAAGTAGAAGCTGTACAGCCCGTCGAGTGTTCGGCCCGAACACCCCATCAGGTTTCGCCCCAGCCCATCTCTGGATAGCTGTGTAGGTCATTCTTCCCGGCCTGCCGTCGATACGGCCTAGAGGGAACCCGGCGTTAGTGAGTGCAGTCTGGAAAGCTTTCCACGTGTTGCGCCCCAAACGCCCATCCACTTTGAGCAGTGCAGGCTTTACGACGACGGGAGCACCGTCAAGGAAAGGTACGGGGTCGAGCGTGTCACCCCAGCGCCCGCCACGTTTCCGAACCTCAAAATGGAGATGGTTTCCTGTGCTCGCACCGGTAGTCCCAGAAGTGTAAATGAAATCGCCCGTCACAACTCTTTGGCCTTTACGCAACCCGGTACGGTGCGCCCCATGATAGTAGACCGTCACAATCTGCCCATGGTCAATCAAGACTGTATGCCCGCCACCTGTGCGACTCCACCCAATCTTCACCACAACACCATCACCTGCAACAGTTACCGGGAACACGCCCGCAACATCGACCCCGTGATGAAAAGTGCGCCTACCCGTAATAGGGTGACGCCTCCAACCGTAAGGACTCCGAGCGTTGATTGTTCGACCTTCCGGCCAAGGGTTACGGAGTTTCATCTTGTACCTCTACCCAGTCAGTTGTTTCTTCGTCCCACACATATTGCCCACCATCGGCAGGATAGTCTATAGGTGCCACCCATAAACAGGTTGCCTCGTCGAGTACCCATGAAGGGAAGGGTTGTGGCGGGATGAAAGCGTCACGGGCCTCATCGTAAGTGTGACCGGTTCCGGCATAGTTGAACCGGAGTGCTTTGCTCTGGTCTGTGCTTGGCTCCCCATCGGTGTAGTGAACCCCGCCGTAAGTGTTGTACGAAGTTTGCCGGTACACATCGCCAGTACGAGCGTTCAGTTCTTCCTCAAGCCCGTCATCTTCCTGCCTGCCCACAGTCACAAAAGTGACCAGGTTGTTTTCGTCTAGTTTTGCAAAGTGGCTCATGAGATAGTCACCGTTTCTGAATCCGTTGAAGTAGCCGTCACAGTGTAAACAGTGAACCCGGCAGAGGTGGCGTTAGTTTGCGTGACCCCAGCGCTAAAAATAAGTGAAAATACCGAGGGAACTTTCAAAACGATTACCCCCGAACCGCCAGCCGCGCCAGCTTCAACTTGATAGCCGCCGCCGCCACCGCCGCCAGTATTGACTGCGCCCGCCGTAAGGCCACCGGAATTGCCCCCGCCAGTTCCCCCACCACCGGAACCGCCAGCGCCACCAGCGCTTGAGTACTGGGTTCCCCCACCACCGCCAGAATAGAAAAGTGAAGTTCCTGTTATGGAAGAAGCGGTACCAACTCCACCAGCTTTCGTTACCGCCTGCCCGCCAGAACCACTGCCGCCGGAACTGTTATTGCCGCCCCAGGAAGCTATGCCGTCCGTGCCCTGCCCTGCAATTCCGCGTGAAGCGCCACGGGCCGCCCTCGATGAGCCGCCTCCTGATGCACCAAAAAGACCGACTTCCCCGTCACGGCCACCACCACCACCGCCAAAAGCTATTACAGGGCCAACCGCTACAGAAAAAATTGTGTTAAACCCATTGAAACCAGGAACTGCGTTCGGGCCTAGAGCGCCGCCCGCCCCAATAGTTATAGTGTGAACAGATTTTCCGGGGACAGTGACGCTACCAGTCAGAAAACCACCGCCGCCGCCGCCGCCGCCTAGACCACCGCCACCGCCGCCGCCACCCGCAACAACCAAGTACTCGACGCTAATCGGAGCGCCCGGCCCAGAAACAACATTGGAGCGCTCAAAATCGGCAATACTTGACCGCCTCATACTTGTTACAGCCACAACAACCCCTAAACTGTTATCTCGGCACCGAACACGTTGATACTCAAACGGTCAGCCGTAGTCGCCTTCACCGAAAGAACATCCGTCGCAGCCATTGTGACACCCAGCGTGAGCGTCGTCGAATCATTCGCAGCCACCGGCACATCGTACGCAATGTAATGCTTGTTCGAGATAGCGTCCCCATCAACACGCACCGCAATCCGAAAACTGTCAGCGCTCGCGTTACGGTTCGCAATAATAATTGTGCTGATAACCGTCTCCTTAGCCGACCCCACAGTGTAAATATCCGTCAAAGCCGTAGTCGTCAAATCGACCTGCGCAATAGAACCATAATTTGTTGCCATCAGTTAGCCTCCCATAAGTAGAAAATTAGTTTCAAAACCGCCGCCACCCGAACCACCCGCAGCAACCCAGGCGCTCCCCGAATAAAACTGCAACGCATCCACATCCTTCAAAAAAGCGTGCTGCCCTTCCTCAGGCGCAGTAATAGCAGCATCCCTCGCAGTAGCATCCGCAAACACCGGAATGCTTTGCGACATCAAAAAAGTGTTTACCTGCTCAGCAGTAAGCACCGCCCCAGCACCAAACGTCCTAAACCCTGCCGGAACAGCCACAAAAAACTCCTATCAAAAACCGAGGTGATTAGTGTCAAGTATACCGAACACCACGTCATCCAACACAAAGAACGCAAACTCTAGCGACGACAAACGCAACGACACCTGATGCGACATCGGCCCCACCTCATGCGACACACCAATCACCTGCGCAAACCTATCAATCGGCGCACCCACACTATTAGGTGTGAACTTCACCTCAACAACATCACCAATCTCTAACGCCAACACATCGGCAACCTGCCCCAAAGCCAACCCATCCACATCAATAAGCAAAGTTTCAAACCGATACTCAGGCTCACCAAAACGTGCCACAACAAAATCTGCAATGTTTTGCACAACAGAAGCAGAAGCACACAACACCGTAAGCTCCTCCGAAATAACCCCAAACGTTGTCTGCGAACGCACATTCTCCGCCACAGCCGTAGACAACGGTGCAGAAACAGTAACCCGGTTCACCATCAACTCAGTACCATAATTCACTTGCACCTGGTTGTAAGGCACACCCGAACCATCATCCGCAAACACCAACACGTCACCCGTCCGAGGTGTCGCCGAAGTACGCGAACGAAAAACCAAATCACCACCCTTACCCACAAACAGTTGCCCCTGCTCCGACACCTCCACCAACTGTAAATACTCCAACGCATTCTGCCCCTCAAACACGTCAGAACATAAAAACGAATCCCCCACATCGACAAAGCGACGGTCTTCAGGCCACCGCACCGAATCCATATTCAACACAGCATTCACCCGCGCCCCGCTTAGCTCAGGTGTCGCCGTACCAGAAGCCACCACACTAGTGCGAGCCAACCGGGTCAAATCATCCACAGCCCTCACCAAAGCAGACGACCGGCCACCCGGTTCGTAGGAATAATCCCAATCTTCGACAACCCCCGTGAACTGCACAACCGACCCGGACGTCACACGAATAGGCACCCGAGGGATAGGGTCAATCTCCGTCGCGCCAAAAGGGTCAAAAAAGCGTGACTCGTTATTCAAAACAACACTCAGTGTTCCTGCAGAGAACCGGTCAAGCTGGCGGTTCTTTCCCCGCTGCACAGACACACTGCGCACAAAACGGCTCACATCATAAAAAAACACTCCACCCAAAGGGAACTCTGTGTTGTCCAACACACCTGCAACCGGGTCGTCCAGAATAAAACCGCGTGTGCGGCCAACCTCAACTGTGGTGTCGTGCATCACGCCCTCGCAAAGACAGGGCCGGACGTGCGTTCATATGCGCGAATGGCAGAAAGAATCTGCTCACCGACCTGAGAACCATTGGTGCCGATACCCGCGTTCACCGTGATGTTATACGTTGCGCCACCCCTGCCAAGTTGGTCCAGAGGCACCACAGCTTCAGGGCCCGCCTCGCCAATCAAAGCAAACGTCGGACTGCTGACAATGCCACCGTCAGCCATCGCAGGCACACCAAAACGGTCGGCCAAAATTTGTGCCGCCCTGCTCTGATTAGTGACGCCCGCACGCTGCATTGTCCCCCTAACAAACGCTTCTTCAAACAAAGAGGAATACTCTGCCGCTGCCGCTTTAATGCCTCGGCGACCGTTGTCAGTAATACCGGTGACGTCAACTTCCGGGAAACTCATGTTGTCGAACTGCCCTGGGACAGAAATGCGGTCAAACTCAACCATCTCAGCCCTGAAGTTTATTTGCACCCCAGGCAAAGAGTTAGCTTTTTCGATA